CACAACTTTCTCGATAAAAACCTTTACCACAAGTCTTGTCCTTGTTGACAATCAGGCCAACATCTTCAAGACTCTCGATGATCTTGTCCATATATTCAGTGGGGACGATAATATCGTCTCCATAAACATATGTGCAAGCTGCCGCTCTCCGCAGAGACAAACCATAGTTCGCTTTTAGAGAACTAACAACGATTGCCCAAAAACAAAAAGCTTCTATAGGAAAGCATAATGCAGATCCCATAGGAGCAAACTTGTTCTGGTACAAAATAGTCCCATCTGGGAGTTTAGTCCTAGTGGAACGCGTTGCCTCAAGAGCTTTCAATAGGTTAGGGCATTTTGCAAAGATGCGCCTTACCAGCTCCAATGAGACGAGGTCTGAAGCATCCTTTAAATCAATAGTAGCATATTCCACAGTTAATGAGGAATCTAATGCGATACGTTGATTAATGGATTGATCAGTGAAGTTAATATGGCCTCTTGTTAGCCAATGGCTTTCAAGATGCGACATTATTTTCCGACCTAAACCCTGTTGAATCCACATATATTCTAGTGGTTCTTCAGAGATAAGTCGGGGACCTCGTGAATCTTTTGGTACTAAGACAACTTTAGAAGTGCCAGAATCCTGGCGCTTAAGTTTCTTATACCAAGAGAGTTCATCAATGAGATGATTTGCTCCACCTACCACATTATAGCGATAGTATGGATACACTTGGTGAAGTTTCTCGTATCTAGTGGAGAAATTCCACTTTTGTTCGAGTACTTCACCAGATGCAACTGCGCCACTCCCATGTCTTGGTAGTATGGCTTCATGATTAAATTCAGAAAAGACAAGCTGGCAAGATGTCGAAGCAAGGATAAGTTCTATACTAGAAGCTAACCTTGACAAGAACGTCTCATCAGACAAACGGATCTCATTCTGTATGAGTTTCTGAACGACTGATTGTTCTTGACTCTTTGAATAAGGGTATTCCGCTTTATAAACCAAGAAACACACTTGTAAAACAAGCGCGATACAATGTTCACAAGCGTCAGGAAGTAGACGTCCACTTTCATCGAAAATGCAATTAAAATACGCCTGCATAAAAGCGGGTATATTTTTGTTCGTGTGAGATCTTTTGAACTCACGCGGGCAAGAGAATTGCATATTCACCAGTCCTTGCTCTAAAGCCTTACCTAATTTCGGTAAGGTCTTAGTGAGGAATGGCAGACCTTCATCTTTGACTCGGTTTTGCAAAACCATTAAGTCAAATTTAAAGTTCTTTTGGAAGGAGGCGTTTGACGACTTCGAGCAGGATTCCTGCAAAAGCATAAAATAAAGGTCGATATAAAACTCGACTTGGCTTTTCAGAGGATCCATTGTCACGGAACCTTTCCAAGGCCCTCCGAGTCTCTATCACCAACATAGTAAGGACATAGTCCCTGAGATACGAAAGCACTAGCTTTCGCCTCTCATCAATGCTGGAAGTAAAGTAGTCGACATAGGGACTTTGGTAGTGGGTGTAGAACAAAGAACCTGTAATAGGTTCTGAACTGCATCATTAACCATAGCCTGTGTGACCAACGAATCGCGCGGAATAGTGAGGGTTAAAC